ACGAATGATGCGGTCGAGATGGTAGTGCCGACATCGAGGGCGGCGATGACGGCCACGATCTGCGCGTCAATGGTGGCGTCGTACATGCCGCTGACACTGATCGTCGCATCCTGTAGACCGACGATGTACGTCTTGGCGGTATTACCGAAGGCGGTGGTCTCACCGGACTCGATCTCGCGAGGGAATGAAACCTCGTTCACGTAGGACGAGATGTCGACCAGTGTGCCCGAGGCGTTGTCGATCTGGAGGTACTGACCCTTACCGTGACGGAAAGTGGGCATGACTGTTTCTCCTTGTTGTTAGCGGCGAGCGAAGGCGACGGAATAGGTGATGGAACCCGAACCTGCCGCCGTGGTCGCAACGGCTCGGAGGTAACGGTTGACGGTGGTCCCTGCTGCGACGGTGTTGCGTTGCCCTGACAGGGTGGAGGCGATCACACTGGTGAACGTGGTCAGGTCGACCCACGTCGAGTTATCGGTTGAGTGTTGCACCTTGAGGGTGGTCGCACCCGACCATGTGTTGACGGTGACGTGAAGGTTCGCTGATCCACCGTTGGCACTGCTGGCCGTGTTGTCTTGTGATGTGCCGTTCGTGGTGGTGGCTGTGGTGACGACGGTGGCACCGGCGAGAACGAGTCCCGAGTCCAGTCCGCCGTCGCACTGGAAGTCGGCTGAGATTGCGACGACGTCACCGACGGCGGCACTGACCTCGTAACTCGTCGTGTCGACGGCTGCGAGTAGGGCACGCCGTCCGGTGGTCAGACCTTCGACGGCGATGGTGAGAGTGTCATCACCGACACCGGTGGCGGCTGCTTGCATGACCGTGTCGATGGCGTCGGTGGACTGGCCATCGAACAGACCCGAGGTGGACACGGTGGCATCACGTAGCCCGGGGATGTACGTCTTGGCTGAGTTGCCGAACGTGGTGGTCTCGCCGGTCTCAATCTCAGCCGAGGCGGTCGCCTCGTTCAGGTACGTTGACAGGTTGTACTGATTGAACAAGACAGCAGTCGTCTTGCCGTGTCGGAAGGTGGGCATCTGGGCTAGACCTCCTCGGGCTCGGTGACAGCCTCAGACGGCCCTACGGGCGTCGAGGGGTCTGGGGTGGTGTCGAGGTCAGGTTCGCCGATGTCGCGCTTCTGTGACCCCTTAACGGGGCGGGAGGGGGCTACTGGTTCGATATGCCCCTGCTCGACGAGCCACTTCACCGACTTCGCGGGGATCGCCTCGGTCACATCACCCGGCTCGCACCTACCGCCCGGGTAGTCGAGACCGGTCAGGACTCGATACTGCTGACCCATGCTCATCCCTTCCCTGCGACGACATGCGTCGCCCCGCTCCGTCAGCGGGGCCACTGGGGGCACGTCAGGGATGAGACGGGAACGGGGCCACTGGGGCACGACCGGTCCAGCGTAGCACGGGTGAACAGTGTCAAGACATGACACGACCCCGACAGGAGCCACCGGCCGGGGTCGTGTCTCTCGCCCGTGCCACTGTCAGCGGCGGCACCCGAGGGCGAGATGTCGCACCTACCGGGACGGGGGAGAACCAGCCGGTGCGACACGTGTGTGGAGTTGTGGTCGTGCTCGCTTACTGTACCTCAGTCAAGACGACATGCCCGACGTCGACAGACCAGAACCCAACCCGGTCCAGTGCCATCACGAACTCGTCATCGCCAAGACTGTCATCGACGAGAGCGTCGATCAAGATGAACGCCCGATCACTGAGAGCACGGCGCATGGCGGCGACGTCGACGACCGGGTCGAACTGTTGCGCTCGTATCTGGTCGAGCAGAGCAGTGGCTGACGTGGCCGACTGGGACGACCCGTCAGGCCACGTCACCCGCCACTGCCCTGACCTCAACATGCCCCTAGGCTACCGCCTTGCCGACGATGCCCATGCTGTCGCAGATCACGCCACGCCGCACCCGCAGATACGACCACTCTGGTACGACGTCGAGCCAGTCCATCTCGACACCAGCGGCGAGGGTTGCATCGTCGAGCAGGTCGATTGTCGAGGCGAACACGAACGACCCGTCGACCGTCTGACCGATCGCCAACGGTGACCCACTGACCCGGGCCAAGTTCAGGTCTGAAGACCGTCCACGTCGACGGTCGACCCACGCGAGAGCAGCACGTCCGTCGAGCCGGTCCAGTACCTGTTCGGGTCGGAACCGCGTGGTGCCCAGTAGGGCGAACGCAGCCTCACTGTCGACCTCTCCGCGCCGCTCAACCCCGAGGGCGGCGAACAGCGCGTCATCATTGTCGAGGTGACCGTTGTGGACCCCAACGATGGGACCGTGGCTGATCGGGTGATTGTTCAGCGGGTTCTCTGGGGACCCTTGTGTCGCATAGCGAGTGTGAAGGATCGCCGTGATCGTGGTGGCGGGCATCGCGGCAAGGTGACCTGCCTCGATGTACCGGCGAGCCCTGACCGCTCGCTTGCTGACCCTGACCACTGGCACGCCACCCGCGTGCTGCACCCATGCAGCACCGGTCGCGTCACGACCTCGCTCCTCGATGGCGTTCAGCAAGGTGGTCGAGAGAACACGGGGTGATACCCGCTCGGTGGTGGTGAAACTGAATCCTGCGATACCGCACATGTTGGTGGCTCCTTCGTGGTGGGGTCGGGTGGCTCAGACCGTGACGGTCTGGGCGCGGTGGTTGAGGTAGGTGGCGGCGGTGGGGTCCATCAGGTTCGCGGCGGTCATCTTCGTGGTCAGTGCTGTGATGTCAGCCTCGACGTCGAGGTCACCGATACGGACGGCAGCATCGACCATCGCCATCACGAACTGGACCCACGCGGCTGCCTTTTCGCCGTTCAGTGACCCGGCGTGCTGACGGAACTCGATGGTGCCGTACTTACGAAGCGAGACGAGGTTCACGGTCTTGTAACGGTCGCTGTAGAGGTACGCCTTGTCGGTGCCCGATTGCACGTTGCTCTCGATGCTGCTGATCTCGTAAGACCGGTAGGCACCGTAGAGGGTGCCTGCGGTGGTCGAGCGACGTGATTGCGGGTGCACCGTGTCGATGGCCTGCTGGTTCTTCGTGTAGTTGGCGACGACCCGGTACACGGCGGCGGCGTCGAGGTCGTTGGCTCCAATGTGAACGTGCATACCGCACGAGCGGTTGACTGTCGCACCAGCCGCCCGTAGGGCATCCATCACGCGAGTCACTTCGGCGAGACCATCGTGGCCACGCATGATCGGTGAGACGACCTCGCAGGTGGTGTCGTTGTGGCCGCCAGCGTCGACGAGTGACGTGTCGGAGACGACCTTCCAGTGTGAGGTGACCGTGTGGGTGTAGCCCTCGTCGCGGGCGTTGATACCGGCGGCGCGGAGGGCTTGGGTCGCCTCGTAGCGCGTCAGACCGACGCACTCGATCTCGATACCGAACGTGCGACCCATGAGACCATACGAGAGGCGGCGGGTCATGGCCGAGGTGAGTGCCTGAGACACGGCACCGCTACCTGCGAAGCCGAGGGTCGAGACGATCTGACCGAAGGTGTAGCCCTGCTCACGTAGGCGCAGTGCCTGATCCTGTCGGGCGTGGGCTGCGGCGCGGGTGGTGGTGGCGGTCATGTTGGTGGCTCCTTCGTGGTGGGGTGGCTGCCCCGGCGGGTCTTGCTGACATACCCCAACTTAGGGGGGGTTAGGGGTTGGCGTCAAGTCTGGGTTCCCACCGCGTGTCCTACGACCCACCCCGTACCCGTCACGGGTCCATGATGTCCCCCCGATCTCTGGCCGCCCGTTCCTCTCGCACCATCGCCAAGGTCAAGAAGTACCCGATCGCATCCAGCACCGTGTCGGCCTTCGGCTTGTGTACCTCGCGAGCAATCTTCACCCCGACCATGCAGAGAGCCACCTGCTCGGCAGTGACATCACAACCGAGGATGGCCGACCAGATCAACCCCGCTCGACTGAAGTCATCGAAGGGATGCCCGTATTCCTCGTTACGATCACCGCACACCAGTGAGGCTGCGTGCGCAGCAATGTCACGAGGGTCGGACAGGTGATGACTCACGACCCACCACTAGCAGGGTGACCCGACGTTCTCGAATGCCGGTCTGCTTGCATCTGCGACAGTGACCTGCCGCGCATCTTTGCCCGCGACCCCGGGTGATTGTTGGCCACGATCCCCACCGCCTCAGGTCCATAGATTGCCAGCAAGTCCGAGGCCGCCTGATCGACGAACCCCGCCTCAATCATCGCCACCTCATCAGGGAACACGTCAGCCCGACGATCGCCAGAACGGATGTGCTTGTCCTGACGACCGCCATATGAGTACACCCAACGGAAGTTGCTCGGCGGGTCAGGCTCGACCAGTTCGTGAAACAGTCGGACCTCCTTCGTGTAGGCGTAGAAGGTGACCTGCGGTGCCGACCGGATCACCCGTAGCCATGCCGCCAGATAGGCAGCCGACAAGAAGTCACCCGCATCATGGATACGCACGTGCGCCTCCGCGTAACGCTTGTGCCTCAACTCGGCAGTCATCGCCTGTTCCCACCCGTCGAGGTCGTCGACGATCATCAGCAGGTTGCGAGTGTGGGCAGCCCGCACATTGCTGAACCGGTAAGCACCACGCAACGCATAGCACAGGTCGACGCAGGCACCGGCTGACGGGCACGCATTGATCGTGCGACCGTCAGGGGTGTCGACCACCCATGCAGGGATGCTCCACGTGTACACCCGGTCACGTCGCAGGTCCGTGTTGTTCGCCGTCAGCAGACGACGAGTCACAGCACGGCGAGGTCGGCCAACCTTTGCCCCGGGTAGGAGGCGAACGTCAACACCCCCGGCGTCGATGTCTCCCCGCTGGTCATCCGCCACCATTCACTCCCTCCGTCGAGCGCAGGGCATTGCACCCACACGCAGCCACCCCAGTCTGCCACTCGCAGGTGATGGTAGTGACCCGACACGAGGATATCGACGTCGCCGATGGGCTGCTTACCGCCAGCGGCTCGCTCATACCATCGACGCAACTTCAACTCAGCAGAGCCTGACTCGCGGGCCACGTGGCCGTGTGTCACCCCCACGATCCACCCGGCGGCAGCAGCAGTCACCGTCAGGTGGTCGGGGGCGATGATGATCTGCACATGCCCGAATGTCTCAGGGTTCGCGGCCAACACCTCACCGACCTGCTCGACGACCGCGAGGTCATCATTGTCGCCGAGCGTTGTGTACGCCTTGCCGCGACTGTTGCGGTTCTCCCCGTGGTTACCGCCGACGGCCAGCAAGATCACCGAGCCGAAGAGTCGCGACCATCGCATCAGTGCGTCACGTAGTAGTCGTCGGGTCACCCTCATCTGCTCTCGTCTATCCAGTTCGACCCCGAACGTCTGCATGGCATAGAAGCCGACGCACCCTTCGACCGAGTCACCCGTCCACTCGATCATCAGTGTGCCCAGTGGTCGACCTATCTTGCGTAGTTCTCTGACCCGTCGTTCGACATCGTCGATCGCTTGTCGCACTCGGATGATCGTGCCACGTAGACCATCGCCGTCAGCCTTCCCGATCTGCCAGTCCCCGAGCACGACATGGAACACGCCATCGCCGAGGGGGGCAGGCTTACGTGGCCGAGCCCTGAGCACGTCGCTGAGTAGAGACTCGATGTCCAGTTCTGGGCTCTCGTCACTCCGACGTCGAACGACCCGTGCCTTCCACTGGCGCATCCGTAAGATGGCACCCTCAGGACCGGGGGCATCCCACGCATTGAACAGGACCGGCTCGACGACGGAGAACTTGTCAGGGTCGAGGTCCCACACCGCCAGCACATGCGACCAGTCAGGGTGCGAGTCGCCCACCTCTGCAACCGTGGTCACCGTGCCATCATCACCACGCCACTCGACCCCGGGTCGCCACTGGGCCTCACGTTCACGACGAGGCGCAACCGAAGGGTCGCCACTCTCGACCGGTGACAGCAGATCGTCGAGGGCATCATCGAGACTCATCGGGGACACCTGCACCCAGAGCCGGGCTTAGTGATCCTACGACGGTGTCTTTGCACTGACTGCTGACTGATGGTGAAGCCAGCGGCCTCCAACACCTCAGCGATACCAGCAGACTGGATGGCAGTGTCATCGATCAGCCGAGTGATACGCCGCCCCGTCTCCTCTGGAACCTCCGCCAAGATACGAGCAACAGCACAGGACAGGCCGCCCGTGTACACGATCGGCGTGGCACTTAGTTGGTCAAGGGCAAGGTCGAGGGGGGAAGGTTCATCGACAGACACGACAGGGTGCTCCTCACGAGGATCGATTCACAGCCTTGCAGCGGGAACACTTGATCGACCACGGGCGAGTAATGAACTCGGCCATGAGTCGACCACACCGCCAGCATCGAGGCTCGGGGTCGGTCGTCTGGGTACGGCCGTACGGATCACGAGGGGTCACATCAGGGGGCGACATGCGCACGGAACCTGACTGTGAAGTGTGGTCGGTCTGACTCGTCATTACCGGCGGCGAGTAACCAGCCCAGTGAGGCGCACCGTAGTACACGGACACCACTGAGGGTCTGCTCTGTGATACCGGCGAGTGCCGTACGAATCGCTAACGCCTTGTCACGTCCGGTGGCGTAATCGTCTCGCCCGACCCTGACAACGACCCGCAGGTCGATGATCTCGATGGCGATCGCTGTCGCCCCAGCGGTCACGATGGGAAGGTCGCTGTCGCCCTCATACAGGGCCACACAAGCGTCAGGTGCGGCAGGTAGTAGACCGATGAACAGATCAGTGCCCAACGTCCCCAGTGCCTGCGTTTGAAGGTACGAGCCGATTGCCTCGACGAACGTGGTGGCCATCGGTCATCCCAACTTCCGTGCGATCGTGTCAGTGATCCGCTTAGAGATACGCTCGCCCATGTGGGGGGCTGCTGCCTCGACCGGGTCGGACAGGTAGTGATCCTTCTTGCCGTGGTTGTAGTTCTTCGGAATCTCGTGCACGAACAATGCGTACTGAGCAGCCGTCGACCCGTAGGTGATCTCCACCGAGATCGTCGACCCGTCGATCGTCGCAGGTTCAACTCGCCCCGATGATCGCAACGCCCCTTTCCGGTAGGGCACCTGTCGTTGCGAATCACGGAACACGAGTTGCGCTTCAGCGTTCAAGGATTGGACGGCGATCTTGCCCGCATCAGCACCTACTACGGCAAGGCCACGGATCAGTCTGTCAATGCCATCCCAATCCACCTTCACCCCAGCCATGAGGTCAGCCTCTCCCGTACTGGATGACCGTGTGGTGGGCACCGGTCTGGTCATTGTTGACCGTCACCAGATACACGACCGGTGATGACCCGTCGGGCAACACAATCTTGTGGTCGGTCGTGATGTCTGTCGGAGCCCCATACAGGTACACGCGGCCAGTGATGACAACCTCACGCCCATCATCGGTGCGCAACAGTTCGTTCACGTCTTGCACCCTGCACTGATACGACGTACCCGTGGCACTGAACGTGCGCTTCCCATACTGATCTAGTGATGCCTGCGCGTACACGGTGATCGTGCTAGGCATCATCGACAAGAACGCGGCCTCAATACCCACGATTACGACCTGTAGTCCGTCTGGCCTAGATAGAAGTCAGTGTCGTGACCGTTGGGGAACTGTCGGTCAATCGTGGCGAGCAGATTGTTAGCAGCCACCCACGGGCGCGGTGGTTCGCGTCGATTGGCCAACTCCAAGAACCGCTCGGCCATCTCACGATAGGCCGAGGACTTGGCGACATACGTCGTCGAGATGGACAGGTCACCGACCTGCTTCGTCTCATTGGCCAGCCGATTGAACCGAGAGGCCAAGGCATAGCACGCATCATGGGCCGCCTGATACACCGAGTCGTTTACCCCATCAAGCAGGTACTGAACTTCGGCGTCGTGCATCAATGGGTCAGCGGAATCGGTGTCTTGAATGAGGAACCGAACAGCGTCCAGCGGGCGCAGCGACGGGTCACCAGAGTAAGAGAATGTGCCGGTCCCGGCACCCGACACGTTAACGGTCAGGTAACCATCATTGGGCGCGGAAAGATTCTGAGAGCCGAGCGTAATAACGAACCGCGCAAAGTAATTGCCTACCGTAAGAGCAACAGCATCGCCAGCCGACCACGTGTAGGAGACAACCCCGGTGGCGGGGCTGGGGATGGTGGCAGCAGAGGTTAGAATCACGGACATGTCGCTAGGGTCGTAGACGGTGAATGTGACCGTAGCCCCGGTCAGGTTAACGACGGTCCCGTCGACCGTGACGGTGCGGGTGATGACCGGGAGTCGGTCACCCGCACCAATCGTGATGTCACTCATCGTGATGCCTCCACTCGGTTAGGCTTCCCATTAGCGTATACGGTTCCAGCGTCGCCGAGGCTGGCCGAGCCGCCGGGGTTGCCTTGCGCCTGACTAGCCCCCGGTACGCCAGCAAGGCTTACCCCGGCGCCCACTCCTGCCATATGGACGGGAAGTGTTGCGAAGATAACGTCAACGAACAGTGTCGGCGTCAACGTCACCGTGTCTCCCACTGTTCGGGAGCGGCCGTAGACGCTACTGACAGCATCGGATACCGTCAGCGAGTCGCTGACGCCGCGAGACGCCCCGACCCGGACAGGCGCGGCCACCGGCAGGACGCTGATCGAGTTGCTGACCCCGCCGCCGTACGAGGCCCCTGCCGTGGTCCCGTCGAAGTAGGAGCCGAGGCTGGCGGACTCCTCGTATAGGACCGCGTCGATGTACGCCGAGTCGCCGATGGCGCCAGTGCCGCGCGTCATGATCGTGAGCGTGCACGTCGTCGCGGTCGAGGGCACCACGAACGTTCCCCAGACTCGGGTCCATGACGTGGTGGTGGTGGCGAACGTGGATCCCGCCGTGCTGGTGATGTTGGTGCCCGCCGCGTCGTACCAGTAGATGCGGGCCTCGTAGGGGCGCAGGCCGGTGACCGACTTGACGTACGCGGACAGCGTGACCGTGGTTCCGGTCACCGAGTAGCGGCCCCCGCCGCTGGTGAGATTGCTCGCCAGATAGGTCGAGGCGCTCGCCGTGTTGCTGGTGTGCAGGACGCACGCGGTGCCCACGTACGCGTCGGCGGTGGCACGGGCGATGGTCGAGCCGCCCGCGTTTATCCATTGCAGGGTGTCGACCTCGAACGACGGGTTGAGCGCGAGGTTCGTGCGGGTCGTGGGCCGCGCGGGCCCGGACGAGGGCGACACGCCCCGGCCGAGGTTCTGGATCGGTGTGCCGGGCAGCGCCCAGTCGCCGCCCGCCCCGACCCACATGCCGCACTGGTCGATGTAGGACGTGCCGGTGCCGGTCGTGTTCGTGATGACGATCTGCAAGCCGATAGTGGTGACGTTGGCCGCGAACGTGACGACGTAGCGGATCCGGTTCCATGTGTTGGCCGTCAGCGCCAATATCTGGCCGTTGATGTTGCCGATCCCGGTCTGCCCGATCTGGAGTACCGCGACGGTGTCGTTGGCGCTGGTGGGGTACACCCACGCCTCGAACGTGCAGGTCTTGCCCGCGAGCCCGGACAGGGTCGCGCCGACGACTTGGTAGTAGGTCGGGGACGCGCTGGTCTGCGTCGCGAGCAGCGACGCGGTGCCGTCGAGGGCGCGCGCCGTGGACCGGGCGACGGTGCAGTTGGTGCCGCCGCTCCAGCCGCCCGTGGAAGTCTCGAACGAGGCGCCGTCCGCGGTGAGCAGGTTGCCGCCCCCGTCATCCGGGGCCGACGGCATCCACGCGCTGCCGGGGCTGTCCCCGTCGAAGTAGGCGCCGCCCGTGCCGCGTTCCAGCGCCACCCCGTCCACGTAGCCCGTGTCCCCGATGGTGCCCGCGCTGACGCAGTTGATGTAGAGGACCATGCTGGTCGCGTTGGCAGCGACGGCGGAGGTGATGCTAAGTCGTGTCCACGCGCTGCCCACGGCGGTGGTGGCGGAGGACGTGCCGCTGCCGCCGACGCCGCCGTTGATCTGCAAGTTGTTGGTGTCGTACACGTACCAGAACATTTGCATGGTGCGGTTGGTGACGTTGGCCGAGTCGTTCCGCACCCACGCGCTCGCCGTGTAGGTCGTGGTGCCGCCGGTCAGCGGGATCCGCGCCGCGTTGACGATGCCCGCGTTGCCGGACGCCGCGTTGGTGACGAACTTGGCGCAGTACGAGCCGCTGTACGGCTGCGTCGTGACGCGCGTGGGGGTGTTCGCCGCGCCGTAGGACGACCACCCGAGCAGGTCGTACTCGAACGACGGGTTCGGGACGAGGTTGACGCGCGCGTCGCTGGCGGCGGCCGAGTCGTAGAGGCTGGCCCGGTTCGCGTTGGCGAACGTGGACGGCTGCGGGGCGTCGCCGAACGGGGGGCGCAGCAGCGCGGGGACGCCAGCGAACGAGGCGGGCATCGGCTACGCCAGCGTCGACAGGTTCTCCACCAGCAGGTGGTGGCAGGTGATCGTGTTCGACGCCGACGCCGTGCCCCACTGCGCGCCCACCACCAGCGCCTTCGACGTGGTCGTGTCGATGGCGACCGCCGCGTTCGCGGCCATCGGCAGCGGGTAGTGCGTCACCGCGGACACCGCCGTGCCGAGGTCGAGCCAGCCGTGCCCGAACGCGGACCCCGACGTGCCCGTCGCCCGCACCGTGAACACGTACTCAAGGTGCCACGGCGCGTTCGTGATCGTCGTCGTGGTCGTGATCGCCGTCGACGCGACCAGCGCGGTCCCCGCGACGCCTCCGTAATACACACCCACCAGCAGGGTCGGGGTGGCCGTGTTCGAGAACACGCCGTGCGCGGTCACCCGGAACGAGGAGCCGACTGTGAGCAGTCCAGCCGGGATCGTGTAATCAGGAACGGGCGAGATGGCGGTCAACGCAACAGAGTTTGCGAGAGCCGTGCCGGGTCCGTAGACCGGGAAGTTGACGAGCGAATCGTAGCCGGGCATCGCAGGCTCCTCCTAAGAGATTGTGATCGTCTGAGTGATGGTCAGCGTGTCACCGGAGGCGCTGATGGTGGCGGTGGGAGACAGGGCCGTCGTGTACACCATCGTCCCGGCCGACGCGGCGGTGAGCGTACCCATCTTCGCAACCGTCACTGGCAGCGAGTCCGAGCCATTGGCCGTGAACGTCTTACTCAACGTCAGCGTCGAAGTGCCACCCGTGTGAGCATAGGTCGCGAGGGCGCGGATGAGTCCACCACCGGCCGTCGCAATCTCACCAGTCAGCGCCGTGTCCGTGGCGGCAGGCGCGGTCGAGTTAGCGGTCAATGCAAGATATTGAGCGGTCGCCGTACCACCGGCTCCAGCGATCTGCGCTGACACAAAGTCCTTGCCTGCGTTAGTTAGCATGACGCTCCTAGGCGTTCAATCCCGGGACGGGCATAGCCGAGCACCCGTAATGTGCGGCTAATCGTGCTTGCAGGTCAGCATTCGAACAGGCCACCCATGATGGTGAACCATTCGACTGAGCAGCCCAAACCCCGTTCGGGTCTACGACCGTAACAAATGCTTCATCTATCCCGCAGCCGTCAGGGAACTCGACGTACGTGATCCGCTCCCCGCTAGTGCCGGGGTCAGGGTTCGATGGTGCAGGGTTCCCGAACTGAGCCAACACGAAGCCTCCTAGGTGTGCAAAGGGGCGGGCATCCCCCGAAGGGAACGCCCGCCCCTCACGGCGTGGAACTAGGCGACGGCGCTAGCCATGAACACGCCAAGGTCGGCAGCGACGACCTTGTTGTCGAACGCGACCTCCGCTTCGACACGGCTGGCCTTCAGGTGCTCCATGCGGAACGAGGAGGTTCCGATGGTGGACCCGAGGCCACCCGACACGCCAGTCCATCCGAAGATGTAACCGGCACTTGGGGTGAGCAGGCCCGGGTTGGAGGCAACGTGGCCGAGCCACGCAACCTTGCCGAGCGTGGTCGAGTAAGCGGCGGTCGCACCCTCATTGTTGGTAGCCTTAACGGACTTGGACACGAGCACCCGGTCGACCTCAAACATGCGTGCGATCATGTCAGTGGTGATCGTTTCGGCGCTCGTGTACTTGATCCGGTCGACGAGGTCGGGGTGGTGACGCAACTGGCGGAACGTCTCGTAACCGAGGACGAGGGTGTTCGCCTCCATGCCCGTGGTCGTCAGGATCTGCGCCTTGGCCGCTTCGACGTCGATGATCGGGTCCGAGTTTGCATAATCGGACCACTGCTTGAACTGGTTGGTCGACGGAGTACCAGCCACGCCGGTCAGGTCAAGACCCCATACCGACGTCGTCATGTAGTCCGAGACGAACTGAACCTCGCGGCGCAGCAGCAGGCGACGGGTCACGAACTCGCTCGCCTCACGCAGAGGGTTGAGGGGGGCGTCCGAGTTGGCAACCGTCTGGTCGTCAACGTCCTTGTGGAACGCGAACACGTCGCATGAGTAGGTGTCGGTACTCAGGTTGTAGCCTGACCCCGCACTTTCGGTGCCGGGGGCGCGGCGCTGGGCCTCGTCCCTGTACCAATCGTTCTTGGTGTACAAGAAGTATTTGTTGCTCTTCTTGTCTACCGGGACGACCGGGAACACCTTGTCGGCAATGAAGTTGTCCTGCATCTGCATCCATGCGATCGAGATGTTGGTGAGGATCGCATCGACGTGCACCTGACTGAATGACGGCTGAGGCATCGGGCTATCTCCTTGTGGTTAGAGGCTTAGGAAGCCCGGTTCGGCTGCGAGCAGTCGATGATGGCGGTGATGACGTCGTTGGCGGCGCCAGCGGCGAGGAGTGGGCGACCGACGACGAAGTTGGTGGTGTCGGTGCCGAGGGTCTTGGCAACGGCGCGGCCCGATGTGTCGGTGCCGATTGCAGTCGTCTGAAGGTTCGCGGTAGTGATGGCAGCACCGGCGACGACCTTGGTGACACCGGCGACGGCAATCTCAGCCTCGACACCCGATGCGGGCGAGTTCTGGAGTACCCCGATGGGGGCGTCAGTTACGGCAGAGCACACGATCACGTTACCGCTGGAGTCCAGTTTCACGAACTTGTACTGCGCTGCGCTCAGGTCAGCACCCGCTACGAGGGTGATCTTGACGGCGTAAGGATTGATCTCGTATGCCATGTCAGGCACCCTTCTGGGAGAGGTAGTCGGTGTACAGGTCAGGCTGCGAGACGGCGAGAGCGGCCACGGCCTGCTCGACGGTCGCAGCGGTGCCACTCTCGACGGCAGCCTTCGCCATCGAGGTGAGGCGGTCGATCGCCGAGCCACTAGCAGGGCTCGCAGCCTTGCCGATCTCAGCGAACATTGCACCAGACTCGGCCTGCGCGTTGGCGGCCACGAGCGACTGCTCGATGATCGCTGCGAGGTCGGCGTCGATCGCCGCCATCTTGCGCAGGGCAGGGCCGATGACAGTGGGGTCGAGGCTGAGGTTGGTGAACGCCTCGCGAGCCTTGATGATCGCGGTCTCGTCGGCACGAGTGTCGCGCTCCTTGGTCAGTGTCTCTTCGACCTGCGCGGCCTTGTTCATGGCGGCTTCGGCCTGAGCACGGAGAGCGTCGAACGCCTTCTGGATCGGTTCGGGTGCTGACTTGACCAGTGCGAGGGCGTCATCTTCGACGGACTCGGTGATGCCACGTAGGGCCTCGATCTCGGCACGAGCGGCGGCGAGTTCGGTGGTCAGGGCTTCGATGGTGTCGGGCACGACGACGTCGATCTGCTCGTCGGTCTGGGCTTCGATGATCTCGTCGGCGATGACGTCGACGGCGGTGGTGTCCTCGGGCACAGCGTCCTCCTTGTTGGTCACGGTGAGAGCCGCGACGATCTCGTCGACCTCACTGGGGTTGGCTGCCTTGACGACGAGCCAACCTTCATGCAGGTGCGCGGGGTGGTCGACTCCACTGGTCTCCTCGATTGCGAGGTTGACCATCTTCGGTGCCTGCGCCACGTGCCCCTCCTAGTACGACTGAAGGACCATCACCTGATCCTCGGTGAAGGATCGGCGACGGCCCTCGGGTCTCGCAGGCACCAGCGTAGCACGGGGTGGGTGGGTCGGTACAAACACGAGACCCCCAGTCGCTGGAGGTGGCGGCTGGGGGTCCCGTGGGCGTGTGTGTCAGTGGCGGCTCGGCTTGATGGTGGCGAGGTATGGTGCCGGGTCGACGGTGGCTCGCCGTTGCTTGAGGCTGTTCGTGTGGCACCTCTCGGCGGTGCCATCGGTGTATACGACGACGGCCTTGAAGCACAGGGGGACCACTATGCCGTCACGTGTTGTCCAGCCGCTTGGGTCCGTGGTCACCTGAATCTCGGCGACCTCACGGAACTCCTGACCGCTGCTGCGGATGAAGTCACCGGGCTGCACGTTGGCGATGGTCGGGTGCTTGGCCGCCTGCTGTGCCGTGACGTAGGCGTGGTGTGCCTCAGCGGCACGACGGGCGATGACCCAACCAGAGCCGACGCACTTGAAACAGCGGCTGCCAGTCATGGTGTTGTACGAGTAATGGCCTGTGCCGTCGCAGCGTGGGCAGGTGGTGAGGGGGAACCCGCCCGAGGTGGTGGGGTTCGCGGGGGTGGTGGTCGTGGTGGTCATGGTGGCTCCTTCGTGGGTGGGGTGGTGGTGGGTTGGTGGTTAGGCTAGATCGCCGTTGCTCATCACGGTGACGATGCGACGGTGGACACCGATGCCGCTCGCACCCTCGTACACGTCCTGCGGGAAGACGTCGAGGGCGTCGAGGCCAGCGGTGAGAACCTTCAGGTACGCGCTCGGCAGGAATGCGTACACGTCGCTGCCGTAGTCGATGCCGAGGTCGAGTGCCTGCTCGGCGATGACCTCTGCTGACACGCTGGCCGAGTCGCCCATCTTCGTGTCGTAGGGGGCGACCACATCGTCGAGTCGCAGCAGACCGTAACCGGCCGACAGGATGAACACCTCGGCGTCGGACTCGGCTGCCTCGGCCTCAACCTTTGCGAGGGTCTGCTGGAAGTGGTTGGACGTGTACAGGTTGCGGGCGGCGACGGGGGTGGACTGCTTGTTGGCCCCACACGGGACGATGAATGCGATCATGGTGGTGGCTCCTCGGGTGGTCGTCGTCGTGGTCATGCCCTCAATCTAGGGGGGGTTAGGGGTTGGCGTCAAGT